TCGAGAAGCTTTCGGAAGCAGATGTCTTTATCGGTATAAAAGACGATTGGGATTTTGACGGATGTTTTACAGAAAGGACAGTAGCCGAGAGATACGGCATTAAGGTTTACGGAGTGGATGCCTTTTGTGCAATCGAGAACTTCAGGGAATATTACAACAAACTGTTCCCAGACAGAGCAACAACATCGAATCCGAGGATGATCTGATGAAGCTGCCTATAATATTAGGCAAGGATTCCAAGAAAGGGATGAACGAGGATGATTGAATTAGCACTGTTTTTTATCGTAATGATCATAATCCCAAGCATATTCAGGGAGAGAGGAACAGAGGATGAATGCGAGACAGAAAGCGAAAAAGTACAAACAAGAGATTAAAGACTTGAAAATGAACCTTGCTCATGAACATCTCTACAGACAAAATGCAGAAATGGCTGCCTGTAGGTTGGCTCTCCGAAATACGGAATTGGATAAGATCAGGACAGAATCCGAGGAATTCTGTTGCTCTTGCATCCTATCCCCGGAAGAATATAAAACTGTTGACAGGGATGAACTTAAAGGAATCTTGGCAAGGGAACTTACCGAGGTAATAAAAGACAGGCTTCACTTAAAAATAGATCCTGACAATGACTACAAACCAAATTGCTATAAAGCATATGCAAGGATAAGGATATTTAACAGATAGGAGAGAAAATGGAAAAGATAAGACAAAACCCGGTAAAGAAATTCTTGGCTGCCGAAAGCATAAGACGAAGCATAAGATTTGAACTTAAGCATCTGAACCCTTCCGAAAAGGTAGCGGTGCTTAAAGAAACAAGGGATCTTGTGATCAAGGATCTCGTCAGAGCCAAAGAGGAAGTAAAGGAACTTGAGGAAGCATTGAACTTGTAAAGGGGGGAGAGATATGTACTGTCCGAAATGCAACAGTAAGATGACTTGTACTGACTCCAGAGAGGAAAACAACGTCAGATGGAGAACATATGCCTGTACAAAGTGCAAAGCGGTGATCGGTACTTCGGAACGAGTAGAGGATTATCACACTGCATATTACAAGGCGAGAGCAATAAGCGCAGTACAGGAGAGTAAAAGAGGCAGAGTGAGAAAGAAACGTGCTGTAGGTTGAGGAGCAAAGAATGGGTGTAAGAACGTCAGATGAATGTGATATATCGGAAGTGCAAGATTTTCCGACCAAATGGGAATGCCCAAGATGTCATGCAGAAAATGGTATGTCACCAACAGGAGAAGAAGTCTTTGAAGTCTTTGATGCATACTGTGCAGAATGCAGAAGATGCTTCTATGTCCACACATGGATAAGGAGAAAGAATGAATAGTAACGTAGACACAACAGCCCTGATCAATAAGCTGCCGCCTGTGAAATGGAAATGTCCTCATTGCAACAAGATAAACAAAACAGGTCCTATGGCAGAAGAACTCATAGAAGAATATATGTTTTATCTGGAGCATTGCTCCCGATGCGGATATGTTCATAAATGGGAACTTAAACTTACGGACGATTTTAAGAAGAAAGTATTGGATATGTTCGAAATAGGAGAGAATAAATGAACGAAAATGAAATCCGGGAGATGAGAGGCAAGATCACAAAGATGAAACAGCAAATCAATGACCTTATCGGGGAAGTAAAAATAGAGGTCTGCGATAAGATCTGTAGGTATACAAACGATCCCACAAAGAGTCTTCTTCAGGAAGAACTCGATGTATACTGCGAATCCTGTCCTTTGAACAAACTTTGATTCACAGGCGGTTCATTGCACACATCATGAACCATGCCAAATTACGCACAGAATAGGTCAGATTCAACGTTCTGACATTATGGCGCATAAATGGTGCAGTAAACCAAACCGAACCAAAACCGACAGGAAATGATGCGAAATAGGGGCATACAATCCACGCATCAAAACACATCGGCAGCGGTATTAACCAAGCGTATTGTCCTCCATATTTGGTGATTCTTTTCAGAGGTGGATCATCTGATTCCGAGTTGGATCAGGTGATCCATTTTTGGTGCAATAAACCAAATGATTGAAATGCAGTAAATAAGCCACTTTCAGATGATTGGCTCCTATGCATATACTCATCTTTTGGTGCAGATTTTGAAAAAATCTTCAGAGGTAGGTTAGAAATCCATATCCTTCGTGTGGTACTTTTGAGTAGAAAGGATTCGCCGACCTAATCGGCAGAAATGATATGAAGATTGACTACGCTCAAATTGAAAAAGAATACATGACAAGCAATGCCTCGGTCAGAGAGTTGTCAAAAAAGTTTGGTATTCCGGCAACAACACTCCAGAGATATGCCAAAAAGAACGGATGGTCATCAAAAAGAGAAGAGCGCATAGCCAAGAGAGCAGAGAGACTGATCACAAAGGCAGAAGGAGAACAGGACGATTCATGGGAACGATTAAGAAATACCATGCGGCTGGTATTGGAAGACGAGTGGAACAAATGCCAAGAAGACGCAGAATATCGGCTTGCGGTATTGCCTTCTCTCACAAGATCGACCAAATATGCGAGAGAAATCGGAGTATTCGGTCCGACAGCTTCAGAGAGGAAGACGATCAAGGAAGTGGAGAGGATGGAGAATGAAGCTAACTCCACAGGAACAGAAGGCATAAACATCAAGATCGAAGGGGGCGAAGGGTTTGACGAATGACAGAAATTAACTTGGGCAGACCTAATCCAAAACAAGTATTGTTTCTGAAGGATAAACACAAGCACGTTGGGTTCGGTGGAGCAAGAGGCGGTGGGAAGTCTTGGGCGGTAAGAGCGAAGGCGATTCTTCTTGCCTTCAATTATCCGGGCATAAAGATTCTGATCGTAAGACGGACGTATAAAGAAGTTATTCAAAACCATATCGAGCCTTTAATGGCGGTGCTTAACAAAACGTGTAAGTACAATAAGTCGGAAAACGTCATAAGGTTTCCAAACGGATCAAAAATCATGTGTGGATACTGCAATAATGATCAGGATGTTTGGCAATACCAAGGAAATGAATATGATGTCATATTCTTGGACGAGGCAACACAGCTTAAGGAAGAATGGATCAAGAAGATCGCAGCTTCATGCCGTGGAGCAAACGATTTTCCTAAAAGGATATATTACACTTGCAATCCGGGTGGACAGGGACACGGATATATAAAGAGGATCTTCATTGACCGAAAGTTTGAAACCAATGAGAATCCCGATGATTATGTTTTTATCCAGAGTCTTGTGACGGATAACAAGGTCTTGATGGAGAAAGATCCTGACTATGTCAAATTTCTTGAGAGTCTCCCCAGAGTCTTAAGAGAGGCATGGCTTAACGGAAGATGGGATGTATTCGAAGGAGCCTTTTTTGAGGAATTCAGAGTCACTCCCGATCCGCAGCTTTGTGCCGATAACAACCTGACAGTAGAAGAAGCACTTAAAGAAGGGGCATATACTCATGTCATAAAGCCATTCGACATACCGAGGAATTGGAAGGTCTACCACTCATACGATTGGGGATACGGAAAGCCGTTCTCCTGTGATTGGTGGGCACAAGACTTTGATGATAATCTTTATCTTATCCTTCAGCTATACGGATGCACAGGAGTGCCGAACGAAGGACTCAAATGGTCCAATGAAGAACAATTTAAAGAGATCCATAATATTGAATCCTCGCACAAATGGCTCATGGGAAGGAAGATATACGGTCCGGCAGATCCGTCCATATGGGATGGCTCCAGAGGAATATCTGCTGCTGAAACGGCTGATAAGAACGGAGTCTACTTTGAACCGGGAGTGAATGACCGAATTCCCGGATGGATGCAAGTGAGAGAACGGATGAAGTTTGATGAGTATGGGCATCCAAAGATTTACTTCTTTGACACTTGCAAGGATGCCATAAGAACGATACCACTCATGATGTTCGATGAACACAAAATAGAGGATATGGATTCAGATCTTGAGGACCATTTCTGCGACAGCATGAGATATATGTGTATGTATCGACCTATTCCACCGAGAGACATTAAAAGCAATACGAAACCTTATTATGATCCTCTCAATCAGTTTAAATAAAAAGGAGAAAGCACATGGAAGGAATAATCAGAGAAGGAATGGTGAGTCAGGCATCTCATCCTTTGGCTGCGGAAGCACTCGCCAAAGGGGAGATGGGAATGAGTCCTATTCCCGAAGTAAAAGGGCAGAAGATCGGCTCCGATGAAATAGCAAAAGCTACGGAGACACTTCGAAAGTACAAAGAAGGCAAGGCAATGCTTGAAAAGAAGATCATTGCCAATGAACAGTTTTGGAAGCTTCGTCAGTGGGGGCAGCTTGGTCCCAACAAGGATCTTGAACAGGTAAAATCCACACTTTGGTTATGGATGTGCATTCAGGGCAGATACTCGGATGTCATGGATTCCTTTCCCACTTGCAACGTAAAGCCTCGCCAGAAGGATGACACAGGACAGGCGAAGATGCTCTCGTCCATCATTCCTGTGGTGTTGGAGCAGAACAAGTATGAGGATACATATTCGGACATAGCATGGTATACGATCAAACAGGGCGGTTCCATTCAGGGTATCTTCTGGGACAAGACGAAGCACAACGGACTCGGAGATATTTCGGTTAAAGAGATAGATGCTCTTTCAATGTTCTGGGAGCCGGGAATAACGGATATCCAGAAGTCACAGAACGTGTTCACAACAGAACTTGTCGATAATGACATATTGATGCAGATGTATCCGCAGACCGAAGGACACTTGGACAGTCAGAAGATCACCGTTGCCAAGTATATATATGACGATAGGATCGACACTTCCAACAAATCCGTGGTGGTCGATTGGTATTACCACACATATTACAACGGCAAAAAGACCTTGCAGTATTGTAAATATGTAAATGACGTTGTTCTCTATGCCACAGAGAACGAAACCGAGATTCCGATGCAGCAGACAGTAGATTCCATAACAGGAGTTGTAACACAGGTTCCTGTTGGAGAGTCCATAGCCGAGAGAGGACTCTACGATCATGGAAACTATCCGTTTGTTGTTATGAGCCTGTATCCTATCAAGGGAAGCCTTATAGGATACGGCTTAACGGATATAGGAAGAGGCACACAGATGGACATTGATGAACTCAATGACTCCATCATAGGCAATGCCAAGGAAGGGGCATCCGCAAGGTATTTTGAAAGAGAGAATGCCGGAATCAACGAAGAGGAATTCCTTGATCCCAAGAAAAAGATCGTTCATGTTCAGGGCGGTCTTGATGAACAGAACATAAGAGCAATCGATACCAAGCCTCTTGATTCCGTATATGTAAACTTCATGACCATGAAGACGGATGAACTCAAACAGGCTACATCGAATCAGGACGTACATAACGGTACAACATCATCCGGGGTAACGGCAGCTTCAGCCATAGCTGCTCTTCAGGAAGCAGCCGGAAAGAACGCAAGGTCAACGAACAGAGAATTCTATAGAGCATACAAGGATGTGGTTTATCAGATAATCGAGTTGATCAGACAGTTTTACACACAGCCGAGAGTATTTCGCATTGCTCCCGATGCAAGCGGAAGCGAAGAATTTGTAACCTTTGATAATTCCGGCATAAAAGCACAGCCTCAAATGGTTGGCGGCATGGATCTCGGACTTCGGCTCCCGGAGTTTGATGTAGACGTAACGGCAGAGAAGGCAAGTCCTTACAAGAAAATGGAAATGAATGAACTTGCTCTTAACTTCTATGCACAGGGATTCTTCAATCCGCAGATGGCAGATCAGGCACTTGCTTGTCTTGAGATCATGGACTTCGACCATAAGGATCTCGTCATATCAAAGATTCAGGAGAATCAGACCTTGCAGATGAAGCTGTTGCAGTTTGAACAGTTGGCATTACAGTTGGCACAGCAGACAGATCCGAGACTCGCAGACCAGATAGGACAGATGATCCTCGCAGAAGGCGGTCAGCCTGTTCCTTCCGGGGGAGAAGTTGACACAGACATAAGTGCCAATCCGAGTGGTGAAAAGAGAGTCGAGGCGGCAAGAGAACAGGCTGTGAACAGCACAAAGATATGATAAGCGTAGAGATCACTAAAAAAAGCATAGTGTCAAACGGACACGCATCAGAACTGATATGTAATTCCGTATCGGTTCTGATGTGGGCATTGTCCATGAGCCTTTTAAACGAATCGGCAGAGGATCTTGTTGTAAAAGAGTCTGAAGGGTATGAAGAGATTTCCTTCAAACCGACTAAAACAACGATCCCCATCTTCGATGGAATAGTCTCATGTTTTAAGGCAATGGGCGAACAATTCCCCAATGAAATAAAAATATTTATTAAAAAATGAAAATTCATTGGGGAGGTAGGTTAGAAATCACAATTACATTTGTGATAGAGTAAAGCTATAAGGATTCGCTGACCTAATCAGCAGAAAGGAAAATTATGAGATTTTTCAAACTTAACCTTCTCCGTTTTGGCGAAGGTGGTGACGGATCTGGAAGCGCAGCCGGGGAAGGAGCCACAAGCGGAGAAACTTCGGGAGCAGATATACCGTCCTCTATCCCCGAAAGAGGAAAAAAGGCTTATGCAGAAGCTTTGAAACAGACAAGCGCATCTGTGAAGGAGCAGAAGGCAGAAGCTAATACAGTTAAGGAAGAAGCCAAAAATTCCAAACTGTCATACGAAGACTTAATCAAATCAGATGAGTATCGTGATGCCCATCATGAATACATGGAGAAGACCATCTCCGACAGGCTTAAAAAGTACAAGGGACAGGAAGAAAGCCTGAAAAGCGCAAATGCGCTCCTTGCAACAATAGCCACCAAGTATGGTCTTGATCCTGAAGACACAGATTACATGGACAAACTTTCGAAGGCTGTCGAGTCTGATGATTCATACTACGAAAAGTATGCTGAAGACAACGATATGACTCCGGCTGAAGCGAGGAAGCTCGTCACACTTGAACGCAAAGTCAAAGAGGCAGAGGCGGCAAAGATGAGACAGCAACAGGAAGAGGTCCAGAGAGCGCAGTTTGAGACTGTACGTCAGAACGCTGCAAAGACACAGGCAAAGTATCCGGGATTCGACCTTGCAAAAGAGTTGAACAATCCGAAATTCTGCCAGATACTCTCTGCGACCAACGGAGATACAACGGCTGCATATGTTACAACACACTATGAAGAGATCATGCGTGGCACTGTAGCTAATGCGGCACAACAGGCACAGATAGCAACAGCCAATTCGATTGCATCGGGAAGCAAAAGACCGATGGAAAACGGCTTGAATGGATCTGCTCCTTCAAATGTTTCCGTGAACTTCAGTAAGATGAGCCTTTCAGAACTTCGTGCATGGGCAGATACGCAAAGAAAAATGCAGAAGTAGCAAAGGCATAGTCCTTTGCGGAAAGGACTGTCATGAAAAGCTTTAAGCTTATGTTACTCCGTCACAGTACGGATGTTAATCCCATCAACGTAACCACACAGACCACTCCCCAGAGCATGGCTGTGACCATGAAGACCTTCTATGAGAAGACACTCCTTGAGAATGCGAGAGCAGCTACGATCTTTACTCCTCTCGGCAAGAAGGTTCCCATGAAGGGCAACAAGGTTGAATTCCGTAAATTCAACACATTCCCCAAGGCTCTGACTCCTCTTACAGAAGGTGTCATCCCTACAGGACAGAACTTCGGTATGACCAACCTTGAGATCAGCACCAATCAGCATGGTGACTATGTAGCCGTTTCCGACAGACTCCAGATGGAAGCATTCGATGATGTTATCTTCGGTGCTACAGAGGAAATGGGTGCAGCAGAAGGCGAGACTTACGATACGCTCACCAGAAACAAGATCTTAACAGGAACGAACGTTGTGTATGCAGCTTACAACAATGTCCATGCGGCATCCAGAAGCGCACTCACATATCAGCACGTTATCACTCCGGCTCTTGTTAACAAGGTTGGCACTTGGATGAAGAAGAACAAGGTTCCGAAGTTTGACGGATATTGGGTATGGGTTATCCATCCTTCACAGGAATATGATCTTACCGAGTCCTCGGAGTGGAAGGAATTCCATAAGTACGATGATGTGCAGCCTATCTTCAAGGGCGAGATCGGAACACTTCGTGGCTTCCGTTTCATCGTAGATCCCAACGTTAAGGTTTACAGATCAGAGCCTCTTGCATCCGATTCCAGAACGCTTCTTCTTAATGGTGCGGTTTCTGCCGGAGCAGCTACATCCATCACAGTAGATGGCGGTACGCTTACTACAGACTCCATCAAGGGAAGAGTGATCAGATTCGGTGACAACACTGTCACAGTAACAGGAAACAATGCAACCACCATTTCATTTGCATCGACCACTCTTAAGGCAGTGGCTGACGATAGCCTTGTATATGGTGCTGAAGGCGGTGTTAACGATGCAGCGGTTTACGCATCGATGGCAATGGGCAAGGATTCCTTCGGTGTACTTGATCCCGAAGGCGAAGGCATGGAACTGATCATCAAGGATAAGTCCGAGATCGGTGGTCCTCTTGAGCAGTTTAGCACTATCGGTTACAAGTTTAACCATGGTGCAGGCATCCTGTATCAGGAGAGACTTGTAAGAGTCGAGACAGGATCATCTTACTCCTTCGATGATGAAGTGAACTAAATTTCAATATCCCCGGATGGATTCGCCTTCCATCCGGGGGTTATAAGGAGAATGAATATGGCAGAAAAAAAGACAAATAAGAACGCAGAAGTTGCGGAAGAGGTTGTCGAGACTAAAGTCGAGACAGAAGCTACAGAAGCTGAACCGACCAAGGCTCCTGAAGCTAAACCCACAAGACCTACAAAGCAGTACGTTGAAATCAGGATTCCGAGAGATCCTCTTGGCAAGTCGGACAGCATATTTGTAGGTGTTAACTTTAAAAACTACATCCTCAAGCGTGGCACTACAGTGAGAGTGCCTATCGAGGTTGCAGAGGTATTAAAAAATTCCGAGTTAGCTGAAGATGCAGCTATTGCGTTTGCACAGGCAAAAGAAGAGGAATACTTTGAAAAAAGTAAGAATCACGCATAACAGCCAATCGGCATAACAAAAGAAAGGCTGTAAAAAGCCTTTCTTTTTCTTTAAGGAGATAACATGACCATCCGTGAAGCTATAAACAGAGCAGACAGCACAAAAGCCAATCAGTATTCAGATGAAATAAAAATGCAGTGGCTGTCTGAATTGGACAACAGAATATACAACGATCTGTTTCTGACACATGAAGACAATCCTTATGCGGACATCGAGCCGCCGGAAGAAGGAGAGGAAGACGAAAGACTTATCTTCCCTTACACGGATGACTCAAAGGAACTACTCGCAGAGAGTCCCTATGATGTCCTTTATCCGTCCTATATAAAGGCAAAGATAGACGAAACCAACGAGGAGTTTGGAAAATATGCAAATTCCTCTGCTATATACAATTCACAGTATCAGGATTATGCGAGATGGTATAACAGATCGCATATGCCCATCACAAGGTATCCGAAAGGAAAATTGATATGTACTTGCCAAGACTCTCCGATATGAGATCCAAGAAGGCGAAAAGCCTTAAGGTAGATAACTTAATACAATTCAATGGTTTGAATGAAACCAATGAATGCTCCGATACCGAAATGAAGTCCATGCACAATATGTCTCTTAAGGATTATCCCCATCTTTCCGTGAGACAGAGAAGAGCAATAGCGGATCTGTCACTCACGAACATAAAGGGCATATTAGGCGGTGAGAGACTGTACATCGTTTCAACGGATAAGATCACAACAGTAAATACTGACGGAACATTGGAAGCTGTTAGCGTTTCGTTGCAGAACAGCAAAAAGAGTCTTGTGAAAATGGGAAAGTATTTATGTATCTTCCCGGATAACAAGGTCTTTGACGGAACGTCAGTAAAGAGCATGGCAACAAGCTTCACGTCAACGAGCGTTACCTTCTCTCTCACAGACAATAAAGGAACGGCTATCACATATCATAACGCAGCTTATTATGAAGACCATGATCCCCAGAACGGAGATTATCTTCTGACCGAAGTGAACGGACAGAATGTCCTTCAGCAATGGTCTTCAACAAGCGAGTCATGGGTGACCATTACAACGGCATATGTAATGGCTACGGCAACAGGAGTAGGAGCAAACCTTAACGAGAATGACGGAGTAGAGATCTCTCTGAATCTCGGAAGCAATACATGGTCCGAGGTTGATAAGATCTTACCGAACGAGGCAGATGGGGTACACTTCGCAACCTATCCCATTAAGTCCGTAACGGCAAACAGTATCACATTCTCTGGACTATTAACTGCAACCAAGACACTCACATCCGTAACCTTTAAGGTACAGAGGAAGGTTCCGAATCTCGCATTTGTTACCGAAGCAATGAACAGGCTCTGGGGATGCAATTCGGACGGAACGGAGATCTACGCTACCAAGCTTGGTGATCCTCTTAATTGGAATTGCTTTGAAGGAATTTCAACAGACTCATGGGCGGTAACCATAGGATCTGAAGGAGTATTCACAGGAGCCGTAACATATCTCGGCTATCCTACGTTCTTTAAAGAGAACTCACTCATCAAGGTCGCAATATCCTCAAACGGAGCGCATCAGACTAAAGAAACGATATGCCGTGGTGTCCAGAAGGGATGTGAAAGAAGCCTTGCCGTAGTAAACGAGATCTTGTTCTATAAGTCAAAGGAATCCATATGTGCATATGATGGCTCCTTGCCACAGAACGTGTCAAAACGGCTCGGAGATCTGTCCTTGTATGGCTCCTGTCTCGGTAGCGCAAACAAGGACAAGTATTACATCCAGATGACAAAGGGAGCAAAGACAAGGATACTTGCCTATGATACTTCAAAAGGATTGTGGTGTGAGGATGATTCCACAGAATATTACCTTTTCACAACGTGGGGAAACATTCTGGTGGCGGTCCTTGGAAAACTTCTTCATCTGTTTGATTCACAATCCATCCTCACAACAACAAACGAGGATTATTCCTCGGTCAAGTGGTCATTTGAAACCGACAAGATAAGCTACTTCACTCTTGATGCCAAGTACATCCAGAGAGTTGTTGTGAAGGCATATATGGATACAAAGGCAAGAGCAAGAGTATTCATAGCCTATGACGATGATCCCTACAAACAGCTTTTCGAAATGAGAAGCGGTGGCACAAAGATATATCCTCTTTCGATCATTCCGAGAAGATGCGACAGATTCAGTTTAAAGATTGAAGGCGAAGGGAACGTAACCATTCATCAGATCACAAAAACATATGAGACAGGGAGTGATGCATGTCGAATCCTATCCTAACAAGTCCGAGATTTGATTCGGATAAACCCATAGCGGAGCAGATACAACAGATAAGATCCTATCTTTTCAGATTCAAAGATGAGTTGGAACTCATCCTGTCAAACATTGATTCGGATAACGTGACAGAGAAGTTTGAAGAGAAGATGTATGATGTCTTCTCTCGGAAGTTTGAAGGATCGGACACAATGTCACAGATTATCCAGACCACTTCACTTATCAAGATGGAAGTGAAGGGTGCAGTGCAGATGGGTGAGGACAAATATTCAAGCTTCGCCATTACTCCCGAAGGAATAAAGATCAAATCCACAGGAACGTTCACAGTCGATTCCGGGAACTTCTCAATAAACGATGAAGGTGATGTATCCATAAATGGTCATGTTAATGCTTTGTCCGGGAGCATCGGTGGCTACAAGATTGAATCAGGAATGATTCGAACGAATCAGCCGAGCGCATCAAAACCCGGTCTTGCATTGGTAAGCGGAGTAGGTCCTGATGCAAAATCACTTGCTATAGGATTCACATCCTCAAGTGATTTCTCGGATGCAAACTTCTTTGTAAATGGCGATGGAACACTTCATGCGACAGGGGCAGAGATAGATGGAACGATTAAGACGAATAGTAAAATAGGCGGCAACAATGGTCTTGAAATCTCATCCACAGGCTTTCAGATAAATGGATACGATGCATTAGTAAGAGGACACGATGGCAATGGTGACTATTTGGTTGTCGGAGACGATACAGCCACAGCAAGAACGATAATAGCCGGTGGGAATGTAAAAATTTACGGAAATTTTCGCTTATCAGAGATAGAAGTTAGTCATTCGTATATTCATGCAGCCGGAAACATAGATTTAGGATACTACAATGGTTTACAATTCAAAAGCCGATTACACGTTGATTCATCAGGAGTAGAAATATTAGAAACACCGGTAAGGTGGCAGAAACTCGATGATATTTTAGGTGATCCCGATGTACAAGTTTTAACAGATTAGGAGAATGTATGCAGAATCTTGGTTTAAGACAGGCAAAGCAACAGATAGTGAGTTTCATCAACGGACTTCCCTTTGAGGTCGAAGTAAAACGTCTTCTGGTGAAGGATATTTATGAAGACATCAAGGAAGAGTCCGACAGAGTGGTATTAAAAGAAGCAACGGAAGTAGAAAAGGCACTTAAAGAAAAGGAGAGAGAAGATGGCGGTAAAGATAAATCAGAAGATCATCAATGACTCAAGCTTACTTGATGAAGAAGCACTTCGGAAGATGAGAATAGCTATTCAGGATGAGGTCGATAAGGCTAAAATTGAGAATGCCAAAAATACTCCCAATCCATATCAGCCTTACCTTACGGCAGCACAGGGTGGTTCTGATCCTGTCGGTGAAGGAAGAGGTGGAGAAATAACACAGACACCATCATTATCGGACATCTTTAACGTGAATAATGGCAAAGGCTTTAATCATGGGATTGGAGTTGTTGCCGCCACTCCTTTTTGGGGAGTATCCGATGCTGCATATAAGTTGGCTACTGAAGGTTCAGCCACAGGCACACAGACAGGCAATAAGGGAACTAATACCACAGGCACACAGACAGATAACAAAGACACAAACGGCAGCGGAACAGGAAGCGAAGACGAAAAAGAAGAAGGTGGTTCCTCTACTCCGACAGGAGTTGACACAGGATCATCCTCAAGTGCCGATGATGCTTTAAAATATATCGCATCCATGATTGATCAGCTTAAGTCAGGAAGGTCTTCCTATTCGGACAAACTGAATACCTTGGTAGACGAATATGTAAACAGAGAAAGGTTTTCATATGATCCTTCTGCGGATGCATTGTACCAGAACTATCTTGCGGCTATGCAGAATGCCGGGCAGCTTGCCATGAAGGATACTATGGGACAGGCGGCAGCATTAACAGGCGGTTATGGCTCCACATATGCTACACAGGCGGCACAGGGGGCATATAACAATTATATCCAACAGGCAAATCAGGCACTCCCGGATTACTACAACATAGCTGCTAATGCATATGACAGACAGGGCGAGGATATGTACTCAAGGATCAAGCTTCTTCAGAATCAGGAAGACGAGGAATACAACAAGTGGCTTGATCAGATGAAGTTGGCAAGCGGCTCGACAGGATCGGCAACAGGATCTGCGACAGGAGCCTTTGACAATATGACTTCCACACAGGAAAACACAGTCATGTCAAATGCTTTAAATGCATACAAAGAGAATGGCGGTGATATGAGTGCTATCGATACCATGCTTGATGGTATGACAGGCTACAATTTCTCCAAAGAATTCCGTGATCAGGTAAAGAATTTTATCCTGTCCCATACATCAAAGATTACCAAGATAAAAGATAAAACATTGGGCAGCGATAAGTATACGGACGGAAAAAGAGAGTTTACTTATAGTGAACTCATGAAGGAATACGGAACTAAATTTACCGAAGAGCAGAAACAGAAAATCAAAGATCTTTCAGAAGGCAGATCATATGTCTTTTAAAGGAGAGAAAATATGACATTAGAAGAACGCTTCAAGAAGAATAATGAGAACAAAGAAGAGAGAGAGTCTGTCGGACTCTCTCTTGAAGAGAGATTCGGAAGCAATAATACAAAGCTTTCAGACGAGGATCTCCTTGCCAAGTATGTATCCGGGATTCAGACATCTTCAAAGATGGACAAGTACAGATCCGTAATGAGCAATGCTGATTATGCTGAAAAGTCGCAGTATGTTCCCCAGAACAAGAATGTCTTTCAGCAGATGTTTGAGTCTCCTACGGATACTATGAGTAGGGGAGTTAATAAGGACATAAAGACCATCACAGGAAAGAGACAGAACACAAACGATGACTTCCTGACAGATGAAGAAAGAGCATTGTTCAATTACTACTACAACACAGGAGACATGAACAGTGCTGCAAATCTTTATGCAGACCTTCAGTCTGAACTTCTGGACAGGAGCAACGAATATACCAAGAGATCAGCCGAAAACAGAATTGATAATTACGGAAATGTTATAGGCGAATCAGCTTTGTCTGTTCCTTCAAATGTACTCGGTGGTACGGCACAGGCAATAGCCGGTCCCATATGGGGTGCAGTATCGGCAGCAACAGGCGGTGACTTTTATGAAGGATGGAATGAGATCGCAAAGCTTAATGGCTTATCCAATTATTCAAGCGCAGTCAGAGAAGCAAGCACAAACAAAATCGCACAGGACAGCGGAAACAGTTTTGCTCCTTTTCTCTATCAGACAGGAATGTCGGTCGCTGATTCCTTGTTCACTGCTCTTACATTGGGTGGAGTAGGGGAAACGGCAGCACTTATTGCACTCGGTGGTTCCGCAGCACAACAGAAGACAATGGAAGTATTGGCGAATGGCGGCTCTGCTCCTGAAGCTGCAATATCCGGCATCGCATCTGGACTCATTGAAGGACTTACAGAAAAGATTCCTTTGGATCACATCACCAAGATCTTAACAGGCAAGGTTAAAAGCGGTGGCAAGGAATTTGCCAAGATGCTTGTCAGAAATATGTTATCCGAAGGCGGTGAGGAAGTAGCTTCCGAATTAGGAAATGCGCTCGTTGATTATATCGTTCTTGATCTGAACAACATAGCTGCGCAATCAGAGTTGCGCAATTTCTATGATAAGCAGATAGCAGATGGGGCAAGTGAGTATGAAGCCGGAACAGAAACGCTCAAACAGTTTGCCAAAAACGTTGCCGTATCCTTTGCCGGGGGTGCATTAGGAGCATTGGCTTCAGGTGGTCTTTCAACAGGGATCAGAATCGGTAGTGATATCGGAAAAGGTAAAACTACAAAAAGCTATGAGAGAACACAGGATCTTGCGGACCTTGCGAGAAGAGAAGGAAGGGAAGATATTGCCCAGATGATTGAGCAGAATCCCACAAACCTTAACGTAGGATTCGCACAGGATGCTCTTGCATCTGAAGCAATCGAAACAATAAGAGATAAAAAGGCTCCTATGGAGCAGAAGTTTGAAAAGATCGGTCTTCTTAAGGATTTAAACGAGAAGACCACTCCCAAGACAGGAATAACAGACAAAGACGGAAAGATGCTTCATCTTGAAACGATCAAGTGGGAAGAAGGATCTCCTGTTTACGTTACCAAGGAAGGCGAATATAAGGCATCAGATGTCAAAGTAACAGATTCCGCAAGCAAGCTTATTAACCTTACAGAAGAGATCCCTGAACAGGCAAGGCAGACGTTTATTGAAAATTATAACGGAGAGAATCTTGGAGATTATGTCAACAAATTTGAACAGGCTTATGAACTCGCAAAAGTTGGTTGGCAAGACGATCTCCTTAAGATGGTTTCGGATGGTCTTCTTACAAAAACACAGATGAAGAACATCTATGCAGTTGCCCGTGAGGACGTTACATCCGAAAACTATCAGCTTGAGAATCTTAAAAAGAACATTGAAGAGAAGAAAAGGCTTTTCCCGGATAAAAAGATCAGAGTCAAGATCGATACTTCAGCGGTAGATCTGACAAAGTTAAACGATAACCAAAAGCACAATGTCACGCTTGCATCGGCTCTCGCAAAAGCATTAGGCTTTAATCTTACCTTGTTTGATTCCACAAAGGAAACGGGAGAGTGGAGAAACAAGAATGGTGCGTATATCAGCAAAGATAACACGATTCATCTGGATATCAATGCTACGAACAGCGGCACTCATAACAAAGGAACCACAAATGCAATCATCACAACCTTGTCTCATGAGATAACGCATTGGTCAAAAACAAACGCTCCCGGAATCTATAAGGCATTCAGAAATACGGTGCTTAAAAACCTTGCAGATAGCAATGGAGAAGATGTAACCATTGGCGAATATGTAAAGATGAATAAGGTACACTATCCCGGTCTCTCTGATGCAGAGGTAGCAGATGAACTTGTGGCAAGAGGCTGCGAAAATATGCTCCAGAACTCCGAATTTGCCAAGGAAGCACTCGACAGGATGACAGCCGAAGAACAGAAGACTCTCGGAGAAAAGATCATTGAATTTTTCAATAAAATCCTTGAAGCTATTAAAGAGATCATGGGTAGAAGCGATTCCAATTCCCTTGAATACAGAATGCTCAAGAAGGATGCTGACAGGCTTGCGGAACTCCAGAAGATGTGGGATGGCTTGATCCGTGAAGCTTCATCGAATGCAGCATGGGCAAATGCTGATACAACGCAGAAGGCTGAATCAAACTTTAGAATCGCAAAAGGAATGTCTGATTCCGAGAGATATGAAATCCTTAAGGATAGAACATTATCCTTATCTGCGCAAGCGAACACTGATGCATTGAGCAACATGGAAGAGTATAACCGCATCGATGACAGAAATTTAAAGTACAATGAGAAATTTAAGCTTTTGAAAACTCTTGGAGAAGAGTTTGGAGTCTTTAAGGAATATTCAAATGAAGACATCAAACTTTCGTTTGAATACAGTAAAAGCAATCTTAAGGAAAGCACAAGCAAGCAGAGCGGTGAGAAGAGACAACTTGCGAAGCTTTTATCATGCCTTGATGAAGTTGTAAGCAATGCTATTGGAATAGAAGTCCACAACAGGAACGAAGAGGGATACAAGAAAAACGAAAATCTTAAAAACGTATATGTTCTTGTAAGTGCTTTTGAAGATCAGGGGAAGATTATTCCTGTCAAGTTAGAAGTGAAGGAATTTGAAACTGTAAGCAATTCCCTCTACTTAAGCGTGGCACTTGAAGGCATAGAAAAAGATGAGGTCGTTACGGCGAAGGTTCCCAATGAGGGAGATTCAAGATCCGCTATCTCATCCACCATCAGATTATCAGAACTCTTTAAAAAAATCAATAAAAAAGATGTGAACTTTCTTAAATATGTTCCGAAGCAATTTTATGAGACATCCGATAATGCTGACAAAACGTCATTTTCTCTTAAAGATCCTGTTGAAAAAGTTGGGGAGCTTGTTGCTATTCACAATCTGCACGAAGACGATTTTATTAAAACTTTAAAACTTGGCGGTTTTCCTATGCCTTCTATTGCAATAATGAAGGCTGAAAATGCTGGGCAGAACTCACAATATGGAGAGATCTCTGTAGTATTTGATAAAAACGTGATAAATCCTAAAAAGGGTGGCAACGTGTACGGACTTGACGTTTGGACTTCAACATATCCTAAAGTTGAATACAAACTGAACTCCAAAAGAGCATCTGCACTTTTCCAAGAAGCCAAGAGTTGGAAGAAACCGAAAGTGAAAGCTTTTGACAGTGGGAACTTTTATCCTGAAGACCTTGAAAGAAAACTGAACAATGAAGGCGGTGTTAAGAAACTTATCGAAAGATTTATGACAGACACGGACCTTATGAATACATTCCTTGCTCAATCAGGAAAGCAAGTGGATGAGTATGTTCAGAAGGAATTTAAGAGAAGCCTTACAGACAACGAGGTAAAACAGGCAGAATACATTCTCAAAGCAATTCCTCAAGTTAAAGACATGACAGGTCCTGAACTTCTGCAATACGTTAGAGAAAACAGAGAAGAAGTATCAAAAATTGTTGCTGACTCTTTCGGAGATCTTGATGTTTTCCCTGAAGATCTTTCAGGCATGGAGATTAAGAAGATTCTTGATGATGCCAAGAAGTATTCTGTTTCCGGCAAGGACCTTATAAGAAAAGAAACAGATCTTGAGGCAACAAACAATCTGATCAAGAGCCGTGTCGACATGAAGGAGTACGAAGCATGGCTTGAAGACTTGCTTGATGGCATAGTTGAGAAAAGTGGCTTATACAACGGTAAAAACAGATACTCGGAAAGCGGAAGACAAAAATCATGGGATTCTTTGCACTATGAAGAAACACTTGAAAATGTAGTAAAGGTGATGAAGCAGCACAAAAACGGAGAGTCCTTCTTTAATGTTGGAATGCTGTGGGCTGCCGGAGCAAAGAAGTACAAGAGTATTGAAGAGATCAAGAGAGATGCTAACAGGCTTAAAGAGTTGCCTGAAGAAGAATACTCCAAGCTGAAGGAAGAACTTGGCATGAGAATGAGTAGACTTGCTTATGATCTGCAAGGACATCGTTCTTCAAGTGGCAATGCATTTATCGATCATGATGATGCAATGCGTTCAATTCTGGAACTGTTTATGGATTACAACGGTGACATTGATCGAATCGAAAACACGTTAAAGAGTGAGTATGCATACGAAGGAGATATTCATGAAATTGTAGAAAAGACAGCACAGCTACTTAAAGAGGTTGGCAATATGCCTACAGGCTATTTTGAATCAAAGCCTCAAAAAGCGGTTTCCTTCTCTAATGTTGTGGCTGCTATTGTTCCTTCCAACGCATCGAATGAACTCATCGATTTGCTTAACCAAAATGCGATTCATACAGAGGTATATGCTCCCGGAAACAATGAGGACAGGCTCGCAAAATTGAACAATCTTGAAAAGGCAAAGTTTTCTACAAAGGAAGACTCTGAAGGAAATGTATTGTCCGAAGGACAGGCAGATTATTTTGCCGATTCAAAAATACGTGATAAAAAGGGCAATCTTATTCTTGTGTATCATGGAACTCCAAGCGGTGGTTTCACAGTATTTCGTAACGGATTAACATACTTTACTGCAAATAAAAAGTATGCAGAAAGGTATACAAGGACAAGCGGCAGCGGAAGGACAGGAAACACTCCTCAAACATATTCCGGCTATATTAACATTACAAAACCTTTTACATTAAATGACAAAGAGTCAAAAAGGATATACATTGAAGAGTTTATAAAAGGCGGCTATGCACAGGGAATGAATCCCTATGCTTCTGATGCGGAAATCCGAAAATACGCCTCTGATGGAATTGATTGGAATGAAGCTGATAACCTGAAAGACTTCTTTGATGAGATGGGTTACGATTACGATGGAATAATACTGAACGAGGGCGGTGACATTACCGAAAACGGAACCGTTATGCGTGGTGATTCCTATGTTACATTTAACCAGAATCAGTTTAAGGATAAGAACAACCTGAATCCTACAGAGAATCCCGATATAATGTACTCCATTAAAGAAACTGATGACGGAAGAAAAGCCGTTGTTATCACTGATGATATCTTAAATGGTGTTTCCAAAAACAAGCAAATATCAGTGGCAAAATCATATATGAAAACGCATGATATAACAGTGCCTCACGATGTTATTACCGTAAATGGAACAACAAGGGACGAGTATACTATTGCAAGTCTGGTAAAAGGAGCATATAAAAGAGGTTCCATTGAATACATTGATAAATTAAGAGCAGCGAAATATCTTGATGAAGCTGTTAATGCTTCCATTGGTTGGGTTAACGAAGAAGCGAAGCATAATAATTTTAGCGAATATGCAAGAGGATACGTTTTGTTGGACATTGGTGGCAATCAGTATAGCGCAGAAGTTGTTATCGGCATCACCAAAAACAAGAGAATGGTCTTCTACGATATTGTCAATATGCTTCCGACAAAGTTTAACTACAAAAAAACGGCTGACGATAAATCAGCTTCCTCTTTAAAAGAAAGCGATTTGGAATATCATCAGCCGTCTGCAAAGAACATAACACAAAATGCAGAAGAAAGCAATAAAGAAAACCTGAACAATGTGATTTCTTCCCTTAAGGATGGCTACAGAGAAGTTTCTCCTACAAAGCTTGGCTTATCGGATGAACGCATCGATACTCTTATGGATGGCAACCACTTCGGATCTTCAAACCCGGATTATGCACAAGCATATATAACCTATATGTCTCCTGACGATTACCTTAAGCTTACAACAGGAAAGAATCAGAGAGCATTATCGAGGATTAAGGATTGGAAGAACGGAGAATCGAACAGATCTAATTTTTCGATGGACAAGTTTGCAGATTCATATAACCATGTTCCGATCCAGATCAGAATTGATGAAGAGTCAAACGAGGTAACCGGGCATGAAGGCAGACACAGGATGTGGCAGCTTAAAGAGATGGGATACAAAGAGGTTCCTGTTCTCGTCTTCAATCCTGACAACAAGTACACCAAAAAGCATATTGATTCAATAAATATCATGCCTCAATGGTTCCAAGTAGCTGACGATGGAATGACGGATGCCGACAGGGTGACACTTAAGGATCTGATTCCCTTCAACAAGAGGAACGAAGAAGAAATCAAGCAGAAGTTTGGTGGTGAAGCCGATGTTGTTTTCTCCTATAAAGACAATGACGGATACTTGCATCTGGAAACCGATGATGTTCTCTCCATGGATGATTTTGAAGATTATCTCAACAGAGTTATTGGAAGAAACAAGAGAATCGAGGCTCACTTAAGAAGGCTGAATGTTAAGATCAAGGACAATGTGATTCTGAACCAGACAAAGCTTCATGAGTTTGCCAAGATCATCAAGGACAGATACGGACTAACCGGGACATACAAGTCCATTGAAGAAGATCTTTCTAAAGCCTACATGAAGGTTACAGATATAGAAGGCTTTAACAAGGCAGCGGAATCTGTAGCCGAAAAGCTGATAGAGGAATCAAGACATCAGGATATTGATCTGGCTATGATCAGAGAAGTTGAGACTCTGAAGAAAGAACTCCGAAATTATCGGATATCACTTAATGATGTACAAAAACAGGAACTTGTTAATACATACGGTTCAAATTGGTCTTCCCATTTGTTGGGTAAAGTCAGATTGGCTTCTGACGGAATTAAACTTGATGAACTCTGGGACACTCTTGTGAGTGAACATCCTGATTACTTCAACACTATTACAGATGCAGATGAAGGAGCAAGCCTTGCTGCATTACTTGACCGATTATATTCTGGGGATTACAACGGAATACGTTGGACAAAGGAAATGACAAAAGAGCGCACAGAGTGGCTCATAAATGATATCCGTGAGGCATCATGGAGAATCTCCGATAACCTTACAATGGCTGAAAAGTATCGTGAAGCCATGAATGAACTCCGGGAGAGACTCAAGAATGCCAAGGAAGAAGTCAGAGAGGATGCACAAAGAAGAAGACTCATTACAAAGATAGTTGAACGTGAGGACAAGTTGATCACGATGCTCCGTAAGAATGATAAAGATAATCATATCCCGGATGTATTAAAGGCTCCTCTTAAAACTCTTCTTGAGTTAGTCAATGTTGAATCCTACATCACCACTGAAGCAATGGCGAATAA